TGGAACAGCCCAGCGGCAACAGCATCATCCAGCGAGCCGTACTTTTTAGACGTTCCAGAAATGCTTAGAACTTCACCTTGGTATGGGTAGCAAGGAGATTTTTCACCATCACTGCTAATTCCAGTTATCCGTACTAAATCAAACCCGCTTTCGACCAATGTATCAATGTATGTTTCATGTGCTACATTCGCATGAAGCGTCCGGTTCAGCATCCCGAAATAAGAATCCGTGTTCCACGTTTTGCCCGCCTTGTCCACAAACTTAAAGGCAGGCTTTATCTCTGCCGCCCGCGTTTTCATTTCAGCGGACATCTCTTTGTAATTCATGCCGGTTAAAGCACCTTTACGGATAACGTCAGAAACCGCCGTCCTGATCGCCCGCACATCTTCCGCGAGCATTCCTTCAATCCGTGCGTTCATCGCAACGCGCTTGCCGATAGTTGACGGATTGATTTTCCCGATGATGTCATCCAGATATTTTTTCGAGAACTGACCGAAGGTTGCGCCAGACGCGGCTTCCGGCAGGTCATCAATCGCCAGCGTGTGCCAAGCCTTGGAAACCACGGTTGCCCGCTGTTTTGTCCAGTCATCTACCCCGCGATTGAGTTTGACGTACTCATCGGCTATGCCTTTGTAAAGACCGTCACGGATAACCGCCGCCTTCACAAAGTCGCCGCGACTGGTTGCCTCAAGGATTTTAAGCTCAATCTCTTTGCGAGCCTGCGCGGTAATGGCGAGGATTTGCTTTCTGCCCTGCTCCGTCTGCGCCAGCAAGAGCTTTTCCCGCGCTTTGCCGGACGTTGCCATGTTAATCGCCTCGGCTGACTTTTAGACGCTGACGGGCAAGGTACTTCTGCGCCATCGGGCAAAGCGTAACCCCGTAGTTACGACTGCGCTGTTCGGTGTCCACGGTTTCGATCATCTGAGCGGAGTTTTCGCTTGTTGTTGTGCGGACGGTTTCGTCCAAAATGAAAAGTGCCTGCTCAAAGATTGCGTAGTCATCACGGAAGCGGTCGGTGGTTGCGGGATCGGTTACATCGCGATTGATGAACAGTTCGATTTCCCGCTTTGCCTGCGCCAGTGCGCCCGTTCTTTCGTCGGTGCTATAGTTCGCCCAGTCAAATGACCGGACGTGACTTGTAGTAGCGTAGTAGGCGTTCGCGTCGGTGATCGTTTTAGTATACATAGACTAAGCCTTCCGCTTGCCCTTCTTGGGCGTTTCAACTTCCGGCAAAACCTGAGGCTGTTCATCCGGCACTTCTACGGCCTGCGCCTGTTCTGCCGCCTTCTTTGCGGCTTCGAGCGCGTTGGTGTACGGTGTTCGCGTTTGTCCCTTGTAACTTGCCATAACAGCCTCCATTAAAATCAAAAAACGGGCGGTGAACGTCCCGCCCAATGCGTCTTAGTTGACGCGAATCCAGCTGTTTGTCGAGATGGCTTCGGCAACATAGACTTCATTCGATACCGTACCAATGAGAATCTGACCAACATACACCGGAGTATATGCGGCTGGATTCAGGGTGACGGTTGCGGAAGTCTGTGCAACCAGACCAATCTCTTTCGTTACCGGAGTGTAATCAGCAGCAAAGCTGATTGCGGCAACTGCCACGATTGCGAGTGCGATAAGTTTCTTCATGTTTTTTCTCCTTAAAATCGGGCGGTTTGGATTCCCGCCCTGTTTGGTTAGGCAATCACGGTTTCATTCAGACACAGGTCAATGCTGATCGCCGGACGGTAGGTTTTGATACCGCCGATGGACAGAATGCGCTGACCGTCTGCAATGCGACCTTCAAGGCGGAGTTTTTCGTCCGTAATGATGTCGTTAGCCAAGGCGATGGAAGTTCCCATCACACCGGCCAAACCGTGGGTTACGCTGGAGGCCGTAACGAGGTTGTTGGAAACAAACACGTTTACGCCGAACATTTTGCCGCGATAGTTCGCGTTGGTGGTGTAGTCATCGCTCAGGATGCTGGACGGGCCTTTGGTGCCGAAGTACATCGTCAGAGCTTCTTCGATTTCAGGCGGTACAACAGCGTAGATTTCACCCTTAGGAGCGTTCGCTTTCTTGAGCTGGCGAATCAGCGCACCAAAGATTGCAGGCACATTCGCGGCGGTTGTAGCGGTCACCTGCCAAGGAGTCGTCCCGGTTGCGTAGCTGGTCAGTCCGGCGTTGGCATATTCAGCCATTACCAGCGCATCCCAGTAGTCGCCCATCTGATAACCAGCATCCGAAACGATTTCCGTCAGCTTATCAATCGAAGTCTTGGCGCGAGCCGCATCTTCGGATTTGAACGCCACATAACGAGCTTTGTCGATTTCCAGTTTAAGGCTGGAGTCGGTGATGTCTTCGTACGTGATGTTGTCATCGGTGTAGGCTTTGTCCGTCAGCGTTCCAACGCCAACGATATTCAGGCTTTCGCCCTTGCCCCATACTTCCTGCTTGAACTGCTTGTTGCAGATCATGTCGCCAACGAGGTCTTTGCGAAGACCGGCAAGCGCAACCTGCGTCCACATTTCACCATAGATAGTTTCAGCCATAATAATTCTCTCTTTCTTTACCCTTTGTCAGCCGCCGCCATAAACTCCTTGACATATGCCTTGGGGTCTTTGGCGATTTCAGACAATGGTTTTTGTTTCACTGCGTCCAGCGTCGGGCGATTACCCGCGCCAGCCGGTTGTCCTGACTTTGAGCCTGCGCCACTCGGCACATTGGCCGCCAGCAAACCGGCGTATTTCGTCGAGACTGATTTCAGGCGTTCATCCACCAGCACCGTGTTACCAAGGTCTTGTAGGTCTTTCAGCTCGTTTGATATAATCAGGGAGCGCGTATCATCCGGTACGGTGTCGAGAAACTTCAGCCGCTGTGCAATTTTGCCTAACTCGCTGTTGCGCTTTTCGGTCTGGTAGGTCTGCTCCAAGTCGGTTTTATCCTTCTCGGCTTTGTCCAACCGCGCCTTCATGCGCTCCATTTCGAGCTTCAGCTTGCCAGCCTCGCCAAGGTCTTTGCCTTCCAGCTCATCGAGCTTGGCCTGCAATTCCTCAACCTTCTGCTGTTGTTTCTTTTTGTCGCCAAGGATGCCGTTTGCTTTGCCTTCTGCTTCTGCCAGTTTAGCCTTCAGTGCCGCGATTTCGCTTGTGTTATCATCGCCGCCCAGTAATGCCTCAATGGTAGCATCATCCAGCCCCGCTTCTTTCAACTTCGCTATTTTTTCAGCCTTCGTCTTCATGTCTCTTTTTCTCCTGCGCAGTTAAGGCCCGCGCCGCCTGTTAACCACGTTTAAGGCCGTGGGTTGCCTAATCGCCCGATCATGGTTCGGGTGGAACCTATAAATCTTTTTCTTCATCAACCGGAGCCGCCTCCATTGGAGTTTCCATGCTCAAAGCGTTCGGTGAGAACTCATCAATAGAGGCTTCAATCGCTTTGCGCTGTTCGTCTGTCACTTCTGAGCCAAGCCGGTCAAGACGGTTAAATATCTTGCGTAGTACCATGCGATACATCTCGGCGGGCATAGAGGCGTTTGCGGTCATTATCAGGGCGTTGATTTCATGACCGAAGTCGCCAATATCGAACTGGCGGTTGTACTGAACTTCCCACACCGGAATTGACGAATCCCATGCGTTTACAATCTCGGCAACCTTCTTTTCAACGCTCTCAAGAATTTCAGCCCGCGCCTTCATCACCTGCGCAACATCAAGATAATCCCACGCCTTGCTTTCCGCGCTAGCAACCTGCCGTGATTCCTGTTGGAGCATCAGCCCGACGCTGTCAAACATGTTGCTCTTAAGTTGTTGGATTTCAATCCGCACCGCTCCAATTTCAGAAGCAGACGGCATCAGATAAGCGGGTGTCGGGTCGTCTTTGGAAATCAAAATCGGATAGTTCATGCCGATAATTAGCTCGGCAGACTCTACGCCCGTCGAAGCGTAGGCATCAGACGTGTTTTGAATGCACGAAACCGGGAGAATCAACTGCGGGTAGCACCGCTTGTAGAAGTTTGCGCGGTTCACCGACTCCAAATCCATGATGGTGCGGTTTACGCTTTCGATGTCGTCAAACGGGTGGCCCTTGGCGCAGATTGTTCCGCATAGAACAAACGGAACACCGGAATAGCTGATTGCGGCGGTTTCATCTGACGCGATAACCGTCTTGCCTTTTTCATTCACAACTAGCTTAACCGTGCGAACCATGCCCTCCGTCCAGATGCGGCGAACCGTGTAGCATGTTTCGGGCTGGTCTGGATCTGTGCTTTCAACGGCTTTGCTTTCGGTGATCAGCCAAGTCAGCCCCCCAATTCCGTCAAACTTCCAGTCCACCACTTCGAGCGGGCTGTAAACTTGGATATACGGGCGAATCTTTTTGGCGGCCTTCTGTTCGACGCTTATCTGCTCGGTCATCGGAGGCGCATCAACGCCAAGCCAGCACCATCCGCACGAAGTCAAATAGTCATTGGCCTGCCGCATTAAATCATTCAGCGGCTTTCCGTCTGCGCTTGCATCTTCGAGGATTTCTTGCGGGCAGTTGTCGCGAACCGGGGCATCGCTGAAAACGTGCTGTGATATTTTGCCGACAATCTTTCCAGCATATGGAAAGCAATGGCTTTGCTGTCTGCGTCCGTCTACTTTTGCGCCGTCAGGACGGGTTCCGCCTTCCCAGTCTATCTTTGACTCGCCTGAAAAGCGGGAGAGCCGACGCTTCACGTACTCGCGCCCTCCCTGTACCGCCAGAAGATTGATTTCCATCTGGTCGAAACGTGCATCGTAAATTGAGTTATGGCGCGTCAGTTCAAGGGGCAGGTCGCTTTTTTTGGCAGTAGATGTAGCAACGGGATTCGCATTCCTTCGAGTGCGGCTGGTTTGCGGAAAACGGCCTTCTTTGGAGCCTTGCCCTGCGTAGTCTGCCATAAGATATTCCTTAAAGTTTCCAAGGCTATACACGCTTGTTTAGATTTTGTCTAGTCAGCTTGTTGAGACTGTGTCTAAATAACCACTTCCCGCCAAGCCGTAACCTTCCCCTCGCAGTTCACATCATACGAAATCATGTCTGCGTCGTGATGGCTATACCGCTTACCTTTTCCCTTGTCTGACCATCCGC